AGGACCTTCTTCGTCAGTTGCAGGTCCCCGAAGTCCTGCCACGCCGTCCGGTAGCGGGACACCGGGGGCGGCGACGGGACGAACAGGTTGTCCGCCAGGGTGCCACCCGCCGCCCGCCGGGCCGAGATCACGAACACGCCGGCCGGTGAGTTGGCACCGGCCTCGACCCCGGTGTGGTGCCCGAACACCAGCGTCCCGCCCCACACGGGGGCGATCGCGCCCACAGGGAAGCCGGTCCGGGTCGTCCACGCCGACTGGTCGGGGGCACGTTCCAGGCGGTCCGTGTGCAGCACCAGGCCCAGGTTAGGGCGGTCCGACCCGTCCACCGGGACGTACAGGTGGACCTCGCGGGTGCGGGCGGACCAGGCGCCGACGGCGCGGGGCAGGCAGTCCAGCGTGAACCGCTGGGCCACCTGGGGGAACCCGGCCCCCACCCGGATGATGGAGTAGGACGACCCGCCCTGCTGGCCGCCGGTCAGGGCGTACACGCCGTCCGTCGTGGGGAACACCAGCCCCAGGTCGGGGACCGTGACGATGGCGTGGGGGGACCGGCACGCGACGTCGGTGCTGATGGTCGTGACGGTGAACCGCAGCCCGTTGTCCTGGACGTACTCCACGACGTCGACGCCGGCCTCGCGGAACACGACCAACTGGTTGTAGTGGGCGACCATGCCGGTCACGCCCCCGCCCTGACCGCCCAACTGGATGTAGCCGTCGGGGGCGAACTGTTCGAGCAGCCCCTCCTGCGAGTGGTAGATGGTCAGCGGGTCGTCGATGCCGCCGTCCAGCCACAGGCACCCGGCGAACACGGCGCTGAACCGTGCCCGGGGTGCGGGCAGCGGCGCGGTCGGGAGTTCGGGGGCCTCCTGCCCGACGTCGTACGACCGCACCACGTCGACGTGCATGTCCTCGACGTTGTTCCGGACGGTGGCTGCCAGGTACAGGGTCTGGTCGCCGACGAAGTCGAAGTCCGGGGAGAAGTTGTTCGTCCGCCAGATGCGCCGGGCCACGGTCCCACGGGGGCCACGCGGGATGCGCACGGCGACGGCGTACCGCAGTCCCGTGGCCCCGGCGGGCAGTTCCCACTGGACCGTGGAGATGGTGGACAGCGGGGACTCGGACCCGGTGTCCGAGATGAAGGACACGGCGTACCCGAACTGGGCCTCGTTGCCGGGGTCGGACCCGGAGTTCTTGGCGAACCCGACGCCCCACCGTCCACCGGACCCCCCGATGGCCGTGGTGTCGGCGGGGCACCACAGGGTCGTGGCCCCGCCGCCCGTCACCGTGGACGATGCGATGGTGGACCCGATCGGCGTCACGCGGGTCGGTTCCGGGGGCGGTGGCGGAGCGACGAACCCCAGGTCCCGGATGCACTGGGTGACGGTGGACGACGCCTCACCGGCCGTCCCCAGGGGCCACGGCCGGACCAGCACGGGGCGGTCCACGCCGTTCGTCACGACGATGCCGCCGCCGATGTCCGTGTACCAGGACCCCGCCTCGGCCGCCGTGGGGACGTGTCGACCCGCCTTCAGCGTGCGCAGCACGGGGACGCCGGCCGCGTCGTACAGCAGGTGCAGGTTGCCGGACTCCTCGAACAGGATGTGCTGGCGTGCGCCGCCGCCGAGTTCCTGGGCGACGTGCAGCGAGTAGATCGGTCCGCAGTTGTTGAACGGGGCGAACCCGGCCGTGGGGTTCGGGCGGAACGGCTCCCACCCCACGCGGGTCGACCACCCGCCGCTGATCGGGTCGACGGCGAGGTTCTCCGCGATGGACGCCGACTCGGGCTGCTGGGGCAGCCGCGTCTCGATGCCACCCGCGAGTGCGATCGGAAGGGTCTCGCCGTTCACGGGGTGAACCGGAGGGGCCCGAACAGGTTCGGGTAGACCCCGGCCCCGTCACCCTTGACGATGCGACGCGGTGGCAGGCCCATGTACTGCTGCTCCATCATGGTGTAGAGGGTCTGCGCCTTGCGCGCGTACACCTGGGCCAGGGCCAGGTTGTCGGCCTTGGTGCAGAGTTGTTCCAGCGCCGTGTAGGCGATGATCTGGCTGAACGCCTCGGGGATGCGGGGCGTGTCCTGGTCCTCGACCATCTTCGGGGGCGACACCAGCCGGCGGATGCGCATCGGTTGGTCCGCCGTGGGGTGGGGGTACAGCAGGACCGACAGGTACACACCGGCCGACGGGACGTACCGCAGCGCCCGGGTCTGGAACGTCTGCGTGGAGAGGTACGAGACGCGGGTGTCTGGCGAGAACGTGACGCCGCCGGGCGGGGGGACCGTGTCCCGGTTGAAGGTCAGGTTGGCCGCGTCCCGCAGTCGGACGGGGGCCTTGATGCCCAGGGCCTCGCAGGTGAAGTAGTACCGGCGGTACAGGCCCGAGATGTTGGGGATCGTCTCCGGGGTGAGGGCGAGTTCCTCGGTGTCCTGGAGCGTGATGGTCAGCGGGCGGGACAGGCCCGACTCGTAGCCGGCGCTGACCCCGGGTCCGTAGTACTGGGCCACGGGGGCGGACGGGTCCCGGACGTTGACCATGTAGACGGTCAGGGTGCGGACCCCACGGCCCAGACCACCCCCGGCGACCGCCACGCCCAGGCACGACCGGGGTGCGGGGACGTGGCGGGACTCGGCCCGCATGTAGAACTCGGGGACGCCCAGCAGGTTCGGGTCCAGGGCCGCCTGGTCCCGCTCCCACCGGGACAGGGCCGGGGTCGGCATCGGGATGGACGGCGTGGGGCTCGTGCCGGACGATGCCCCGGCGGGGCCGTACGGGTTCGTGACACTGGTGACGGTGGCCGTGTCCGGGGGCAGGTAGACGTGCCGCCACCGGAACGACGCCGTGTAGGTCCCGGTGACGCCCGTGTAGTCCCGGGCGAAGAACAGGGTGTTGGCGTTCTGGACGAACACGCACTCGTGGGTGTGGCCCACGCCGGCAGAGTCCGTGAACAGGACGGTGGCCCCCTCCAGCGTGGACCCCGGAAGCACGACCGACGGGGACACCGGGAAGGTGCCGGTCACGGTGCCGGACCCGTTGACGACGCTGATGGAGTAGGTCCGGTCGGTCAGGACGCTGAAGTCGTCCTCGAACTGCATGAACGGCCAGGGGCGGTCGCCCAGGATGCGGGCCTGGGCGTCGTTCAGCAGCGACGTGAGTTGCGCCGTGTAGGTGGCGTTCGTCGGGTCGTAGTCCGTCAGCGCGCCGGCGAAGTCAATGAGGTCTGCAAGGTTCACGGTGCGGGGTCCTCACTGACGGGAGGTGGTGGGGGCGCGGACGGGGGCCGCGACGTCGGCCAGGCCGACGTCGCGGCTGTGGATCAGAACTGCTTCAGAACCCACACGTCGCACTTGCCACCGGCGGCGGCCTCCAGGCTGACGCCGCACGCGGGGGCGGTGTCGCCCGCCGCGATGGCGTTGGCGATGCCGGCGCCCGTGTTGTCGACGACCAGGGCGACCCCGGCGGCGGCGACGCCGTTGTCGACGTTGGCGCCCTCGCAGTAGCCGCCGATGCAGACGCGCACCTGCTGGCCGGTGGTGGCCGGCTCCAGGGCGACGCCCACGACCAGCGGGTTGCCGGTGGCGGTGGCGCCGGTGGCCTCGATCACGGACAGGACGCGGTTGGCATCGGTGGCGGAGGTGTTGAACTGGACCCAGTCGCCGGCGGCGATGGTGCCGGCGGCGAGGAACGTCTCCTCCTGGGAACGGTTCGAGGTCTTGGCACCCTCACCGGACTGGAGGAACTGGACGAGAGTCGAAGTGGCCATGTTGGAATCCTCTCAGGATGGTGGGGGTGGATCAGGCTTCGGCGTTGAGCAGGACGCCGTGGGACGCCAGGTGGCCGGTCACAAGCTGGACGCGGCAGAACACCGGGGCAACCATCGTGACGGTGCCAGGGACCGGGATCATGTCGCCAACCGAGAAGTAGCCGTCCGTGTCGGCGTACAACTGGAAGTTCTCGGGCGACAGGACGTACCCGCTGACGACGTTGCCGGCGGCGTTGGTGAAGCCGAGGTTCGGGTCCACGTAGATCTGCGCGCCGCGCCAGATGCCGACCATCTGCCGCTCCACGAGGCCGTTCTGGTCCGCGACGGACACGTACTGAACTTGGTCCTGAATGAGCGACTGAAGCTTCCCAAAGGCCCGTGGAGACAGGAAAATCAGCGAGGGCATGTTGCCGGACGGGTTGTAGATCTGCGCCTGGATCATCAACTCGTCCAGGTGGGACAGGTCGAAGTTGCCGGCCGAGTTGTAGAACTGGTTGAACCAGTTCTGGCTGCGGTAGGTCGTCTTGCTCAGACCGCCGACGGTGTTCGTCTGCGAAGCGGGGGCGACGCCCTCGAACCAGCCGGCCGTGTTCGCGGCGAGGGTGGACGTGCCCATGCCGTTCAGGGTCTGGAGCGTGGTCAGCGTGGACACGGACCCGACCATCACCTGCTGGTCGACCGACCGCTTGAGGTTGATCATCACGTTCCGCATCTTGGATTCCAAGATGTTGACGATCGCCAGGTCGCCGCGGTTGGCAAGCTCCTCGACCTTGTTGATGATCACGGGCTGGGAGAAGTTCGACCACTCGAAGGTCGCCTTCGTGAAGGGGTCGGTGACGGCGAGGCTCATGGGCTCGAAGCCGTTGGAGAACTCCGAAATGGCACTGTGGCTGCCGAAGATCACCGGCTGCTCGACCCGGGAACCGCCCTGGACCTTGACGACGTTGCCGGCGGCCTCGATCGCCTTGAACAGGGGGTGGGCGATGAACGAGTTGTCGATCAGCTTGTCGCGGAGAAGCTGAAGGGTCGTGGAGAGAACACTGTTCGGAACGGCCATGACACTCACCTACTTAGGGAGTTGGGGGTTGAGAAGACGCGCACAGCGGGGCGTGTTCTCGGCCCGTGGCCGGAGTGCCGATGTCTGTCTGGGGTGGTGCCCCGCGTCCGACGAGCCCGTCGGGCGGGGGCGTGTCACTCTGTCACAATCCTACACCGCGAAGGTCAACGCGTCAACGCCGCTGCGCGCCGGCGAGCCGCTGGGCGGCGGCCAGGATGTCGGCCGCACCCATCGACTTCAGGTCCGTGGCCGTGGGGCGTGCCGCCGGCCCGGAGGGGCGGGCGGGCAGGCCGGTGGCCTGGGCCGTCCTGCGGGCGGCGTCACGGGTCGCCTGGGCCTTCTGCGTCGCGGCCTTCTGCCGGGACACGGACAGACGGCCACGGGCCGCCCAGTACGCCGTCTCCAGGTCGATGCGGTCGTCGGCCTCCAGGATCTTCTGCGTCTCGGTACGCAGTTCTTCGTCCTTCTCGAAGTCCGGGTTCGCGGTCAGGAACTCGTTGTACTGGGCCTCGGCCTGGAGGACCTCGAACTCCTCACGGGCGGGGGCGAGGACCTCCGCGATGCGACGCTCCACCTCCGCCTGGATGCGCGCCTGGACCGACTGCTCGGAGTACGGGTCGTACTCGGGCAGTTCGCGCTTCTCGGGCGGCCTGTACCCCTTCAACAGGGCCTCACGCTCTCGCAGGACCTCCTTCTTGGTGGCGGCGATCTCCTGGGTCTTCTTCGTGTAGTCCGCCTGCATCTGCTTCATCAGCTTGGCGACGTCGGGCGGGACCCGCTTCATCGCGTCGGCCCACGACAGCTTGCCCCCGTCGGGGGCGGTCGCGGACGCATCGGGCTCGGACGCATCGGGCTCGGACGCATCGGGCCCGGGGTGCGCGATGTCGGCCCGTGCCGCGTCCGCGTCCCCCCCTTCGGGGGTGGTGGTGGCCTCGGTCTGCTGGCCCTGGAATGCCTGTGCGGCGATCTGCTCGTTGGTGAGTCCCATCGGGGTGCTCCTTCTGTCAGGTGATGGATGCCAGGAGTGTCCCCACGCGCCGGTAGTAGGCACGGCGGAATCCCGGCGGGGTGGGCAGGCGTCGGCGGCCACCCAGGGGTGCGACGGTGACGGGTCCGACGACCCGGTCGACCCGGTGTGTACGCCACCCGCGTCCGGGGGACCAGACGTGGGCGTACACCCGGTTCGTGGACCGCAGGCGGAACACGGCACCCACCGTCAGGCGGCTCCGTGGCCCCCTGGGGCCGTCCTCGGGGGCGTACCGGTACGACGCGGGGGACGCGGTGCGGCACGCCTGTACGAGGCCCTGGCGGGCGTTGCCGAACGTCCGGGGGGCGGGTTGTTCGTCGTCCGGGCGGCCGGTCAGACGGGACGCCAGCGACCTCCGCAGGTCGATGGACCTGCGGAGTGCGGCGGCCAGTCCGACCGCGGGGATCACGCCTTCATCCGGCTGGCGAAGTCGAACGGCGCGGCCTCGCCCTCGGGCGCGCTCGGCTCGTCGGTCACGTCCTCCGCCGCGTCCATCTTCAGGAACTCCTTGAAGTCGGGGTCGCGGGCCAGACCCGTGATGTGCGCCGTGATGGCGACCAGGTCGTTGTCCGACTTGATCTCGGACGGGGCGACCGGCAGGGGCCGGCCGAAGTCGCGTGCGGCCTCGTCGACCATCATCAGGACCTGCACGACCTCGGGATCGAGTTCGGTGACGGGACCCGAGTACGGGGCCGGCGTCGTGGGCGGCAGGCCGAACACCTTCGCCACCTGGACGAGGGCCTTGGCGAGGCTGTCGGCGGTCTTGGGGGAGTACGGCTTCTCGGGGGCGGGGATGGCCGACTCGAAGACCGTGTCGGACTCCTCGGCCACCTCCATCATCTCGGTGGGCATCCCCTTGGGGGACTTCATCTTGATCGGCATCACGGCACCTCGGGCGGGAGTTCTTCGGGGGCGGGCTGGACCTCTGCGGCTTCGGCCAGGTTCTCTGGCAACTGGAAGCTGCGGACGAGTTCAGTACGGATCTTCGCGGGGTCCGCACCAAGCTGGACGAGCAGCGGGGCGAGTTCGACCAGGCTCTGACGCTTCGCCGCGTCGGCGATCGGGGTGGCCCCGGCGTCCTCTGCGAAGAAGCTCATGTCGCCGGTCAGGTCGTCGGCGGACAGCATCGTCGGGCCGGACGGGTACGGCAGGGCCAGGGGCTCGGCCCCCTCACCCAGGACCAGGGCCAGGATCGAGCAGTAGGTCTGCGCGATGCGGGCGATGGCGGCGTCCCGGGCGCGTGCCATGCGGCCGATCTCCGTCGCGGAGTAGCCGGCGAGAAGGTTCGCCTCGGTCGCCGTGGTGCGGCTGACCTCGCCCCTGGTGAACGGGGCCAGGAGTCCGGCCTCCTGGATGTCGGCCGACACGGTGCCGGCGTACGACAGGATGTCGGCCGGGATCGGGGTGACGGGCACGGGGACCAGGATGTCGGCGATGGTCGCACCGGGGGCGAGGTCGACCTCGATCACCTCACCGTCCACGTTCTGTGCCAGCTTGGCGGCGGCCTCCTCGGACAGGGACCCCTGGCGGGACAGCCAGTTGCGCGCCATCCGGCGGACGCCCTGGGCCTGGGCCGTGCGGATGATGTTGACCTCGCGGAACTGGTCGCGGGACCGGCCGACGAGGGAGTACCCCCGCATCGGTTCCTCGGGGTTCCGTGCGAAGTACAGCGGGATGATCGGGACGACGGGGCGGCCGGACGCCGTCTTGTACGGGATGCCGGCGGACTCCGTCACGGGCTCGGGGTCCTCGCCCAGGGTCCCCGTCTCGACCTTGACCCCGGAGAACAGGAACTCGCCACCCTGCTGACCGTCCGTCGTGTAGTCCGGGGACCACACGACCAGTCGGTCGGCGCGCAGGTCGTAGAACTCCAGGACGGTGATCCACTGTTCGACGTCCTCGCGGGTGGACGCCTTGCCACCCATGTAGAGGTCGGCCAGGGACGTCGGGACCCGCGTGCCCGTGGACGGGGTGGCGAGTCCCGCGCCCGGACCCCGGCGGTAGGACTGGCCGCGCAGGCGGTCCGGGGACACCCCGTACCTCTGTGCGGCGTCCTCCTTCGGCAGCATGTAGGTGTGACCCACCCACCGCTGGGCGTCCCACGTCGGGGCCGTGGCGTCCACGACGACCTCCCACGGGGGGATGGCCGCAACGCCGACCCGCTCTAAGGGGTCCACGGACTCCACGGGTGCCAGCTTGATGTAGGCGGACGGGTAGATGAGGGCGAGGCGCAGGGCGTCCTCGACGACCTCGCGGGTGCGGGCCAGGAACAGGTTGCTGACCGCCTGGGCCACGTCGGGGTTGCCGCGCCCACGGACGTCCGGCTTGACGACGACGGACGGCTGCCGGGAGAACAGGGACCCGACGTAGGACTCGACCACCTTGTAGGCGGACGGGAGTTCGACCCGCACCGTGGTCAGCGGGCTCGAAGTCCAGTACCGGGTCAGGTAGAACCTGGAGTACTCCTCCAGTTCCTCCCGGCAGGATGCCCAGTAGTCCTGGTGCTGCTCCCAGATCTTCCGCACTTCTTCGGGCTTCATCATGGGTGTGTGACCGGGTCAGGTGTGGAACGGCATGGCGCGGGTCGCGCGGATGCGGCGTGCGCGGGACGCGCTCAACAGTTGGTCGATGCGGTTGGTCGGCATTGTAACACCGACCCGCCAGGACGGCGGGACGTCGCGCAGGGCCCGGTACGCCAGGGCGATGGCCACGGCCGCGTCGTCGTGTGCCCCGTCGGGGGCGGACGGTGCCGGGGACGTGCCGACGACGAGTGACCTGAGTTCCAGGTAGGTGATGCGGTCGAGCATCCGGACCAGGGGCAGGTGCTCCCGCAGGGTGTCGAAGATCTCGACCTTGGACTGGACCGTCGTGACCCACGGCCTGCCCGTGGACGGGTGCCGCCACTGGGTCCGGTAGCCGCACGCGTCGAGTTCGAGCAGCAGGGCGTGGCCGTGGTTGTTGCTCTCTGCCAGGACCAGGGCGTTGTTGTAGCGGGTGGCGACCTGGACGACCCGGTGCGCCCAGTCCTTCGGGGACGCGGTGTTCGACCGGGCCATGAAGACGGGCTGACGGGTGGTGACGCTGACGACGGCCAGGGCCGAGTAGTCGGACCGTCCGCCCGCCCCGCCGGCCGTGTCGACGCCCACCACGTACCGGTCCCCCGGCTGCGGGGGTTCGATCTCCCGGGTGTCCCCCGTCACGCTGAAGTCGAGCACGTCGATGTGCTGGGTCGCCTCTGCCGGGAAGAACCCGCCACCCACGTCGAGCAGCGCGTCGTCCATGCACGCGGGGTACTCCCGGCAGAACTTCTGCTCGGACCCGAGTCGGGCGATGGTCCGGCGACGCCACGCCAGTTGCCCTGGGGTCAGTCCGTACCTCTCCCCGTACTTCACTTCTTCGGGGGTCGGGGAGAAGTCCGGCGGGGGGACGTCCTCGTACGCGGGGTGCTCGTGCCACCACAGGGTGACGAGGTGCCACCCGGGCGGTGGGTCGCGGACGAGACGGGAGAAGAAGTCGTTCGGGTTCCGGGCCGTGCTCTCGACGACGAGTAGACCGTCGCCCACGGCGGCGTCCACCTGGGCGATCACTTCTTCGAGGTCCGGTGCGTACGCGGCCTCGGAGATCA